CGCAGCAAGAAATGTAGAAAATGTAAATATAAAAGTACCACGTATTAGATTAGAAGAAGTGGACTGTATTGCTTGTGAAGGTTAATCGTGTCTGATACTTTTAGAAGTTTCTGTATTAGAATGTGGTTAGACCATTGTGATGAAACAGCAGCTTTTGGTGCTGAAAAATTAACCGAAGAAGAATATATAAAAAAATATAACAAATGGCTACTTGAAAAGTATGCTGAAAAACTAGAGGATAAAAAATGATAAAAATAAATGATGAGTTTCCTTCGTTTAATTTAGAAGGAGTAGATGGTGATAATAGAATACAAAGTATAAGTTCGGAAAATTATATAGATGATTGGAAAGTATTTTATTTTTACCCAAAGGACTTTACCTTTATATGTCCTACTGAAATTGAACAAATGGATAGGATACAAAGAGAATTAAATATTCCTGTTATAGGATTTAGTGGAGACAATGAGTATTGTAAACTTAATTGGAAACAGAACAATAAACTTATTGAAAATATTATACATCCATTAGTTGCTGACACAGGACTATCATTATCTAATGAGCTAGGTATTGTAGATGAAGAGAATGGTGTTTGTTTTAGAGCTACATTTATTATAAACCCTAACAATAGAATACAACATATATCTATAAACGCTTTAGACACAGGTAGAAATGTTGATGAAATTATAAGAACTTTACAAGCTTTACAATCTGGTGGTCTTACTGGATGTAATTGGAAAATAGGAGATGAATTACTATGAGCTTATTAAGGACTAGAGATTACTACAAACCATTTGAATATCCTTGGATGTATGATTATTACAAACTACAAAATCAAATGCATTGGATGCCTGAGTCTGTGCCCCTGCATACGGATGTAAAAGACTGGCAAGATGTAACTCCAACAGAAAAGAATTTACTCACACAAATATTTAGATTGTTTACGCAGTCAGATGTGGATGTGGCTTCAGGATATATAGATAAATATATGCCGGTATTTAAAAAACCAGAAGCAAGAATGATGATGAGTTCTTTTGCAAACATGGAATCAATCCATCAAGATGCGTATAGTTTATTACTTGACACAGTAGGTATGCCTGAGATAGAATATAAAGCATTCTCAGAGTATGAAGAGATGGCAGATAAGCATGATTATGTTGGGAAGTTTAAACCAACTAAATCTAATAAAAGAAACATAGCTAAAACTCTAGCAGTTTACTCTGCATTCACAGAAGGACTACAATTATTTAGTAGCTTCGCAATCTTATTAAACTTCCCAAGATTTGGAAAGATGAAAGGGATGGGACAGATTGTAACTTATTCTATTAGAGATGAGTCAATGCATGTTGAAGCTATGACTAAACTGTTTAGAGAATTTATACAAGAGAACATAGAGATATGGACAGATGACTTTAAGAAAGAACTATATCAGATATGTAGAGATATGGTAGGACTTGAAGATAAGTTTCTTGATTTAGTATTTGAGATGGGAGACTTACAAGGTCTAACTAAAAAAGATATGTATGCGTATAATAGATATATAGCAGACAGGAGATTACTTCAGCTAGGATTGAAAACAAATTATGACCAAAGAGAGAATCCTCTTAGTTGGATTGATGAAGTTATGGGTGTTGAACATCAAAACTTCTTTGAAGGTAGAGCAACGACATATATGAAAGCAGGTCTCAGAGGAAAACAAGACTTGATAAACTTCGCAAATTTAAGGATGGATAATGAATGATAAAAAGGAAGCTAACCTTATTAGTTTTAAGGTTCTTTTAACGAAAGATAATAAGATAGTAACAGAATTATCTCAACTACCTATAAAGGATGTTGATAAATGTTTCCCTGTACACGACAGAGTTTTTATAAAAACTTTACTTCGTAGAGCAAATGAGAAACTCAAACCAATCCATAGGTTTTTAGAACTAGAAACCGAAGCTTTATGAAAAACGACCTCATAGAATGCCCGTAGTTAAACGAATAGGATGTTAGTAATACCATTGGTCCAAAAACATCTAAAGTTTAACCACGAGCTTCTGTGTAGCTCTCAGAGCATTTAGCTATTTTTAGCCAGATATTCTAATCTTTTTAGGCTTTTTCTCGTCTGGAACTATTCTTTCCATGATAATAGATAGAAGACCATTCTTAAATGTAGCTTTTCTAACTTCAATATCTTCAGCTAGATTAAAACTTCTTTTAAAAGAACGCATGGCTAATCCTTTATGGACAATACCATCTCTATCTTCTTCTTTCTTTTCATAAGAAATGTTCAAAACATTCTCAGCAACTTCGACTTCAATATCTTTATTGGTCAAACCTGCTAAAGCCATTTCGATTGTGTAAGTTTCCCCATCTCTTATAAGATTATAAGGTGGGTAACTTGGTGAGGCATGTTGTAGTCCTTGATGTTTAAACAACTCGTTGAAGAGTCTATCAAATCCCACAAATGATGTTGATAAATTTGGATGTTTTAAATCCAACAATAGTTTGCTATTCATAATTTTACTCCTTAGTTAAGCAAGTTAATATTCATGGTACGCATTATGCCATACCATACCTACTATTATAGCCCTTATATTTGATTTGTCAAGTCTGGACTGTAAATTCTTATCTCTTCTTCTTTACCTTTAACCTTTATATTTCCTATTTCAGTAAAGACCCAGCCTGAAGGTAGCTGTAATGCAGTAGCTCTAGACATGATAGTTTTATTATCTATGTACTCTCCTCTCCCTGCTGTGGCTTCGAGCCTAGCTGCGAGGTTGACTGCATCTCCAATGACCGAGTAATCGAATCTGCTCTCAGACCCCATGTTCCCCACAATACAAGTACCTGTATTAATACCAGTACCAACATTAATAGGAGGCAATCCCCTACTGTCATATTCTTTTTTAAGTTCATTTATTTCCTCTTCAATTTCTATACCTGATTTAACAGCCATTTCCGCATGGTTCTTACATTCAAGAGGAGCATTCCAAAACGCCATGATACAATCACCCATGTACTTATCAATAGTTCCTCCATTAGCTAGAATAATATTAGTCATCTTATTTAAGAACTCATTGACTAATAAGACTAATCCTTCTGGGTCATCATTGTTTTTGTAGTGTTCAGAGATAGGAGTGAATCCACATATATCCATGAAGAGGAATGTCATCTCTCTTCTTTCCCCTCCTAACTTTAAAAGCTCTGGATTCTTTTGAAGTAAAGCAACTTGTCTAGGGTCAAGGTAAGTTTCAAATTGTTTCTTAATTTGTTGACGTAGTTTAAACTGTGTCCTAAAGTTAAGATAGAATTGTTGAGTTGCAATAAGTGTCATACTTATTAAACTCCAAGTTACATCAACTAAATAACCTAGAGATATAAAATAATAACCTAAACCAGCAACTGATGAAATAAGTGTAGTTGCTAAGAGCAATCCCCATGTGATACCAAAGTAACTTATAATGAAAGCGATTAGTAATCCGGAAATGCATAGTAATAATAATTCAATAAATAATCTGTAGTCTGGTATAGTAGGAGAGTCAATCAAAATACTTTCTGCAAGGGCAGCCTGTATCTTGTGAGGCTCTAGTAATCCATTAGGGGTAGCAAGTTGAGGAGATATTCCTTTAGCTGTAAAACCTACAAAAACAAATTTACCTTCAATATTATTTTGCTGACATACTCCGTTACAAATTGTCCTCATTTCATGTAAACTCATCTGTGGTGTGTCTACCCAAGAAACCCATTTACGACCAAGACTATCTGTAGGTATAGGATTTAATCCTCTAACTCTTATCATCTCAATACCATTAGGGTTAGTTACAATCTGATATGTCTTCCCTCCACCAAGTATCTTCAACACTTCTGTACCAAACGAGGCTACCCACCCCTCTGGAGTTTGTTGAAGTAAAGGTAATCTTCGTACTAAATTATCTACATCAACTGGAGCAGAGATAGCTCCTTGATTAGCAGACTCTTTTAGTTTAGGGATGTTTTCTAAAAAGCCTTGAGCTTTAGGAAGATTTATGTCTGGTCCTTTTATAACTGTACCATGTGTGGCAGGATACAAATTATTATTAACTTCTGGCATTCCTATGACACTAGGAGAGAAGGCTAACGTATCAGCAAACTTATCA